GAACATATGTATCCTGGATTAACAGCTGACTTAAAATCTGATAGTCCAGAACAACCTTCCGAAGAAAAAAAGGATGATGTGCCATTTACAAATAGTGAATTAAAAAGTATGTATGATAAATATAAAAAAAATGGTGTATTTAACAAAAAATCATTGATTCGTTGTTTAACAGCAAAGGATGATGATGGAATAAGACTTAGACGATTATTTGGTTTACCCGCGAAATTAACAGTAAGTAATTTTACCACAGGAACACCTATTGGTAAAATTTTTGCTACTATTTTATCAACGATATATGGAACAGGTGGATTACCACCAAGGGAAGATAATAAATATAATGGAGTAGCTAATGAGTCTGATATTACTTTAAAAGAATTTATAGATTTTATTGATTGTGGAACAAAGAGAGATAAAAGTAAAGAAGATTTTAAATGTGAAAATGTAGTAAAACCAAGTGCTCCGCCTGAATCAGGAGCATCAACCTCTGGACCAACACCTGGACCTGGAGCATCAGCCTCTGGACCTGGAGCATCGACCTCTGGACCAACCTCTGGACCTGGAGCATCAACCTCTGGACCTGGAGCATCAACCTCTGGACCAACTGGATCACCTGAAAAAGCATCAGGAACAGGTTCATCGTGGTGGAATAATCCATTTGGGAAATCTAAAGGACCACCTGGAACAACTGGATCACCTGAAGCAGCTAATATTCCTACCGCCACAGCTACTCCTGTGAACTCAAACAATATTGAATTAGAAATTAATGAAAAGGATTTTGATGGAACACTAAAAAGAGTAGATGTAAGTATTTTTATTCCGACTGATGGTGAGGTAATAGTTAGAAATTACGCAAAAAATAATGCTCGAGAAACATTGAGAGGACTTCCAGTTTATGGAATATCTAATTAATTATAAATAAAAATTGATTACTTTATATTTAAATAAATTAAATATAAACTAAAATATAAAATGACAACTTTGATACGAACATTATTTAATTGGTATATTTATATATCATCATACATATGTCCCCATTATGTAACAGGATTCAAAGAGAAACATAGCGATTCTCCACTTTCTTCATATGATGAAACAGAATTATTAGTGAATGATGAGTATATTGAGGATGATAGAGATATATATAATAGAAACTATAAACAGTTTATGGATTGCGATGACTATATACCTTATAAAACTATTAAAAAATCTAAAAGCACATCATTACCATTACATTATTGTGGATGGTGTGGTGCATATATATATATACCTACACATGCTTATATGGACAATGTGTATTGTAATATAGCATGTAGAAATTATCAAATTACCAGAGATAACCCTCAACCTTCACAAGAACAAAAACGCAAAATGACAGTAAGTTTTAGCCTTTAAATAAAAGGTAAATATCTCATTGTAGCATTATCATAAATAGTTGTTTGAAATGTAGCATCTATCCCATCTACATAAATAGTATCGCCATTAGAAATCTCATCACAACCATATTCGTTTGTACAACTGCGTGATTTAAATGAAACAGGTAATTTAATTTGGTTATTACTATCGCTCATTGTATAGTATTGCCATTTATCTCTACCAACATATAGAGGTCTTCCCATTAAAGGAAGAATCATTTCAGGTCCATTCATTCTTTTTAATATTCCCACTTGTCTATAGTTTGTGTCAACTGCTCTAGTATTAATATTAATAGGAACTCCGCCTCTAACATCATTTACTTGAACAACTCTTTCATCTTTTAAAGGTGGAGCATAAGGATTCATAAGAACATCACTCTCTACATTTGAAAATGAATAGCTGGGTCTGGGAAATAATCCAAAAATAGAACCACCAGGATTACTATTGGTATCAGTTGATTGTTTCATTTCTATTTTGTATGAAGACCTATTTGAATATACAAAATATATGATAACAATGAGAGAAATTATTATAAATGTAAATGTAAAATTTTCAAAACAAATTACACCAGGAGGACATTTAGCCATATTATATATTATGAATTGATAATAATATATAATTTATTTATTGAGCTCTATAAATTTATTTTTTTCCAAAGTTAGAAAGCAAATCTCCGATACCGTCTAAACTACTCAAATCTAATTTATCCATAAATCCTTGAGCTGTTTCGAGGAAAGGTTGCATAGTAGTTATATTGTCCATTAATTGTTTTTGTTGATTTAATAGAGTTTCTGTTTGATTTGTCAATCCTTGAACACCACCTTCACCTACAGTTTTTTGTAAATTGTTATAAGCTTCATTTAATGTGGAAAATAAATCTACTCTATCCTTACCTTTTGAAGCAACAGTTAACTCTTCAACCTCTTCAACATCATCCGAACTAGTATCGGATTGAGCAGTTTGAGCAGTTTGAGCAGTTTGAGCAGTTTGAGCAGTTTGAGCAGTTTGAGCAGTTTGCTTCTTTTCTTTAAGAACTTGTTTTTTTTGATCTATCTTAGATTTAATGGAATCTTTGGTTTCTTGTCGCTGTGAACTGGAGCCAGCCATACCTTCTTTAATTGATCGGTATCCAGTTTTAGTAGCAGTAAATAATGATGTAGCGACCATTGCCACAATTAATACTACAATCATATTTTTACTAAAGTAGGTAGTTAAAAATCCTACAATTAAGAAAAACGCTACAGCTTCTGTATTTTGAACAACTAAATAACCTAAAAGATTTAATATTGCTAATACGAATACAACGTATAATACGTTCTTATCATTTAAAATTTTATCAGTTTTTGGAATCTTAAATTTCATTATATACTAATAGTAGAAAAAATTGAATTACAATAATATTAATAAATAAATGATATTATTACAATGAACGAAACTAGATTTCAAATTGCTTGCTTAGAATTATATAATCCTAAGAGGCATGGACGGCAAACAAAAGCAATAGTTGATGAAAAATATCTAATTCTATATTCATATAATATAGATGAATTTTACAATAATATAGATGATATAAAAGATGATATTGAATTTGCTAACAGCAACTATCATACGATGTCAATATCTCATCCTACGATAAGAAATTACACTAATATTATTAGAAATCCTAAACATTTAGAATTGAAAATAATTGAACCAGTTAAGGTATACTTTGGTGATGGTAAAGAAGACTATTATTCTACTGGAATAGATAAGACAATTTGGATTAAACTTATTCAACGCCGATGGAGAAACATTCAAAAGAAACGAATCCAATCTAAAATGAAGATTAATTCATTACGATATAGAGAAATAAATGGAAAATGGCCATCTGAATGTAGTATTCCTTTTAATCTAGGATTGTGAATTTCCCTTATAATAATACAAAATTAAATCTAAATTAAACACAAGAGCTATTATTAATATAATAAATTTAATTCTAAACTCATCCATAATATTGTGGTTATGATAATAATATAATATTGATACTATTCCAAGGAGATTTAACCCATGAATTAATAAATCATAATTATCAAACTGGTTATCTGCTTTAGTATGTTTCCAGTCAATAAAAAAGGATGTTAAATATACTAATTGAACAAAAGAAAACATAATCATTTTAAGTGTTTCTTTATTCTTGAATATTTTATTACTCATTAAATTAATAAAATATTTTTTTTAATGCTTGCGCTTGTTAGAACCCTTTTTTCGGGATTTCTTTCCTCTTCTTTTTCTTGATCCCTTCTTTCTTTTTCCGTATGTGTATCCACCCGAGAGTGGCTTTGATTTAGCTGCTGATTCAGCAGTAGCAGGTTGATTTTTGCCTGCTCCAGGATCAAAAGCTGGTGCTGATGCGTTTTGTCCTGTAGTAGCAGCCGTAACACCAGCTAATGAATTGATGTCTCCTTCTAAATTCCTGACGGCAGTTTCAAGTTTATCCATTTGTAACATAGCAGAAATACTAGCTTTAACACTCTTTAATGAGTCAGTTTGCTTAGCATCAGCATCTTTAATCAATTGTTTCATTTCAGTAGTAGCAGTAGTTCCTTGACTTTTAATGTTGTCAATTTGATCTCTTACTTTACCAACTTGAGATTGCATATCAGATAATAATTTAACCATTTGACCTCGTTTTCCTTCTAACGCGGCATTAGAATTTACAACAAATTTAGTTAATTCTTCTAAATTAGCCATTTTGTTCAAAGTGTCCTTATAATTAAGAGTAGTAGGTTGAGCCATTATACTATAATATTATATAAAATTATCTAATAATTTCAGCTAAAGAATTCCGAATATTACGCAAATTATCTAAAACTTTATTAATTTTATTGGTTAGTTCATTTCTTTTATCTAGAACCTCTTTGGAATCCATTGATGATACATCTTGTTCGCTATCAGTTATATTAACTAACAATTGTAATAATTGTTCATTTTGAGCATCTATTTTTTTGTTAATTAATTCTAAATTTTTTCTACTTTTAATAGACATTGATTCCATATCATTGATTTTACTTTGTTTTTCTCTCAACATAGTTTTAATCTCATCAAGAGATATATCTTTATTGCTCATCTATATTATTATTAGAATTAATATCATCATCATTACTTTTAACTAAATCATCTAATTCATTTTTAAGATAAGTGATTTCTTTCATAATTTCTCTCTGGTCTTGTTTTGAATCTTTCAATTTGTTATTAGTAAGTGTTAGATCACTATTAATGTTATCAATATATCCATTTAGCATCTGTAGAAAGACTATTTGTTTTTCCTTTTGAGAGATAATATGGTTATTATATTTATCATAATCATTTGCTACTTCTTTTAAATAATAATTTTCTCTCATATTTGATTTAAGTTGATGTCTTTTCATACACAATATTTTTTTTCTATTTTCTAATTCTGCTTTTAATTGAATTATTTTGTGATCTCTTACAGCTAAATTCATTATACTATATATTATTATATAATATTTAATAATTTATTTAGATACGAATTATATATTTTAGTTAATTATATAAAAAGTATACTACATATTGTAGGATATTATTTCAATATATATAGAAATAATTAATTTAAATGATATAAAAATCTCTACATATAATATTTAGGATGTCTAAAACACAAAATGAGCTTTTACTTCAAGAAGATGATAATAGGTATGTTATGTTTCCAATTCAAGACCAAGATATATGGCAAATGTATAAAAAACAAGTCGATTGTTTTTGGAGAGCGGAAGAAATTGATTTGTCAAAAGATTTGACTCATTGGGAAACCTTAGACCAGAAGGAAAAATATTTTGTTTCGATGATATTGGCTTTCTTTGCTGCATCAGATGGAATTGTTTTAGAGAATTTGGCTATGCGTTTTATGGGAGAGGTTCAATTGTCTGAAGCCAGAGCATTTTATGGTTTCCAAATTGCGATGGAAAATATTCACAGTGAAACATATAGTTTACTCATTGATACATATATTAAAGACCGAGAAGAGAAAACAATGCTATTTCAAGCCATTGATAATTTTCCTTGTATCAAGAAAAAGGCAGATTGGGCAATTAAATGGATTAATGATAAACGAAGTTCTTTTGCTACAAGATTAATAGCATTTGCTTGTATAGAAGGTATTTTCTTTTCAGGAGCTTTTTGTTCTATTTTTTGGCTTAAGAAACGAGGATTAATGCCTGGACTAACATTTTCTAATGAATTAATATCTAGAGATGAGGCATTACATACAGAATTTGCTGTGCTACTTTATAGCAAATTAAATAAAAAATTAACCAAATCCAAGGTATTAGAGATTTTAAAAGAGGCTGTTGAAATCGAAAAAGAATTTATATGTGATGCTTTACCTTGTCGTCTTATAGGTATGAATAGTGATTTAATGTGTCAATATATTGAATTTGTCGCAGACCGATTAAGTGTTCAACTAGGATATGATAAAATATATGGAACAAAAAATCCTTTTGACTTTATGGAAATGATTAGTATTGAAGGTAAAACAAATTTTTTTGAAAAGCGCGTTGCTGAATACGCATTAGCAGATAAAACAAAAACCGAAGATGTATTTGACTTTGATGCTGATTTTTAAATATATATGTTATTTCGTTTCGTTTAGTATAATTAAATCTAAAATTATTTATATTAAACCTATGTGTGGTATTTCAGCGATTATATGTAAAAATAAAAATAATAATTCACTACAAATCCTACTAGACAGTCTAGGACAATTACAGAATCGAGGATATGATTCATTTGGTATGTCATGTATCAATACCAGTAATAAATTTTATGTACATAAAAAGGCATGTATTGACCAAAGTGAAGACCATTTTACTAGTTTTTCTAATGAATTACAAGATGTAACAGCTAATATATCTATAGGTCATACGCGGTGGGCTACTCATGGTGTAATTTCAGAAGAAAACGCCCATCCACATATATCACAATCTGGCAAACTCAGCTTAATACATAATGGGATAATAGAAAATTATAAAATATTAAAGACAGAATTATTGTGTAAAGGGTTTATATTTAAATCAGATACAGATAGTGAGGTTATTGTGAATTTAATAGATTATTATTATAACTTACCGGAAATAGACATAGATGAAGCTATTAAAATGGCAACTGATAGATTAGAAGGGACATATGGATTAGTAATTCAATGTATAGATAATCCATTATCTGTATATATTATTCGCAACGGTTCACCTATTTTAGTAGGAGAAAATGAAAATTATATAATAGCAACGTCCGAAGCTTCTGGTTTTTTAAATCAAATGAATAATTATTACGTGATAGAAAATAATGATTTGGTAGTTCTTTCTATTAATGACGGTATTAAAACCAATATTATATACAAACCTGTAAAAACACAAAATGTTTCATATGATTTAACTCCAGATCCATACGAACATTGGACTCTTAAAGAAATTATGGACCAATCACATTCATTGTTAAATTCACTTAATAATGGTGGACGTATATTCAATACACAAATAAAATTAGGTGGATTAGATTATATTAAGCCGTATATAGACAATATTGTAAATATCATTTTTATAGGTTGTGGAACAAGTCTGAATGCATGTCATATCGGAAGAATATATTTAAAATCATTATCAGTTGTAAATAACATTCAATGTTTTGATGCAGCAGAATTTGATATGAATGATATACCTTTATCTGGAAAAACACTATTAGTTATGTGTAGTCAGTCTGGAGAAACAAAGGATTTACACAGAGTTATTCAATTAATAAAAGATAAACCCGATATAATTACTATGGGTGTTGTTAATGTAGTAGATTCGCTTATTGCGCGTGAGGTGGACTGTGGTATTTATATGAATGCAGGAAGAGAGGTTGCTGTTGCGTCTACAAAATCATTCACAAGTAGTCTGCTAATTTTAAAATTATTTTCGTTATGGTATTTTCAAATAAAAACAAAAAATATTAATTTAAACAAATCCGTTATACAAAATATCAGAAATATTAACATACAAATAGGAACAATAAATAACAATATAGACTCTTTAATAAATGATACACATATATCATTATTGAACTCAGAGAATTTGTTTATATTGGGAAAGGGGAAAATGGAACATATTGCGAAAGAAACAGCCTTAAAAATGAAGGAGATTTGTTATATTCATGCGGAAGGTTATTCTGGGAGTGCTCTTAAACATGGACCATTTGCTCTTTTAACACCGAATTTTCCAGTAATATTAATTATTGATAAGGAAAATGAAGACAAAATGTGGAATGTTTATAAAGAAATTGAAAGTAGAAAAGCAAATATATTGGTCATCAGTGAAATAAGTAATTTAGAATTAGATCCAACTAAATACATAATTGTTCC